TCCCACCACGGCTCCGGGGGAGAGGCACCGCGGACTCCCAGCAGCAGAAGTGACCGGGCGTAGATCAGGCCGATGATGATGACCCACCCGGAGGAGTTCACTTCGGTGATCCGGAACCGGCGCCGGGGACGGTGCAGGGCGAGGAAGCCGACCGAGGCCGCCAAGCCCACGCCCAGCAAGACGTACAGGGTGAGGGTGTAGAGCACGGGACCTCCTTGCGTCAGGCGTCGCCGTGCAGCCGGCCGAGGACGATGCCCTCGATCCAGTCGCTGTAGGCGTTCGCCCTGTTGTGGGCTCTGAGCTGCTCCTTCACCCGGCGGCTCTCGGTGAGCCTCGCCTCGACCTCAGGCGCGCGGGCCTGGGCCTCCTGGAGGGACTTCTCGGCGGCCCTCTTCGCGGTCTCCGACTCGGGAGACGGCTGTGCGCTTCGGCGGGTGAAGGGCCACATCAGGCGCTCCCGGTGGGCTGGGTTCGGTGGCCGAGCTTTTCGAGGAGCTGGACCATCGCCCGGCCCTGCTCGTTCGCCGTGTCGACACTGGCCTGGGCCGCGATGAGCTGTTCCCGGGTGACCTGGTGGGCCGTGCGCTCCTGCTCGAACGCCGTGCGCCAGTTGTCCTTCTCGGCGGTGAGCGCGTTCATCACGTACTTCGGCACGAGGACGCCGACGATCAGCAGCACGACGATCAGGCCGACGACGCCGTACTGGGCGAACTGGCCGAGGATCTTCCCGATGTCGGGGCCGCTCTCCTCGACAGCGGCCAGCGATCCGAACAGCTCAGGGATCAAGGGGACCTCCTTGCGGGGTGTGCGCAGGAAGACCCGGCGCGGTCTCGGTATGCGAAAGCCCCGGCTGGGGAGCCGGGGCTTCCGGGAAAGGGTGGATCAGCCTTCGTCGTCTTCTTCGGAGTCCTCAGACAGATACTTTGCCGCAGCGGCTTCAACGGGATTGTCATGGCCGTGCTTCCGAAGAAACACAATGGAGTACTTCGCGAGACGTGCGTCCGCCGCCTCCAGTGAGATACCACCGGCTGCAAGCTCATCCCGGTCGGCCAACTGCAACTGGCACATGGAGCAGTTCAGGGCGACCGCGACGAACGCAGGGTTGGAGTTCGTACCGCGATTGACCGAGGACACGGCGGCTAGGCTCCTGCAAGCCGGGCAGGTTTCACGGCCCTGGATCTGAAGCGCGCCATCCGCAGTGTCGAAGAACAGTACGTGTGCGGTCTTGGCCTGCTCGAACTGCAGATGCTCCCTGAGGTCCGGGTGCAGATCTTCGAAGCGGTCGTCGAAGCGGTGTTTCGCCTGCCTGATCCGGACCTGGACGTCTCGATAGATCGCGCTTCGCCTGTCGTCGACGGCCATGCGGGCAGCAGTTGTCCACCTCCCCCAGAAGTCGTGCAGCGGGCCTCCGAGGTCTTTCATGAGCGTCTCCACAGTCTGAGCGAGGGTCGGCAGGAACGCCTTGGCCTCGTCTCCGCTCCCCGTGTGAGCAACGCCGTTCCGCACCTCGATCAGCGTGTCCAACTCTTTGTCCGGAGCGAGGACCTCCAGGGTCCGTAGCCGAGAAATAGCCTCCGACGCGCTCACCGTGCGGACCTTCTTCGCCTTTCGGTGGCCGCCCATGTGGAACAGCATGTCCGTGCTGACGTTGCCCCTGATCTCGACGATATAGAGCGGATTCTTCGAGATTAGGACGGCCTTGGCGAGCCGCTCGACGGCTACGCCAGCGTGGAGCGCGAACTCGTCGTACTCCGCTCGGCCGTGGTCGTCCATGGCCCGGTGTGCCGCTTTCCTGGCGCCCTCGTAAAAGCTCTCGAACGAGAGCGAATCGTCCATGCCAGGACGTTAGCCGCTGCTGTACTACAGGGGCGATGGATTTTATAAAAGACCCGGCCCCGGGGTGAACCACACCCAGGAACTCCCCAGGGCCGGGGGCGTGTGTCAGCTCTCGGGGGAGCTGGCCGGCTCGCCGGGCTCGGGTTCGAGCTGGGCCCGCAGGGAGGCGTTCTCGGCCTCCAGGGCGGCGATGTGTCGCCTCGCGAAATGCAGGTCCAGGACGGTGTCCTTGAACTCCGCGATGAGCTGGTCAGCGGTCATCTGCATGACGGTCTCCAGGGGCGTGGTTCGGGGTGTGGATCAGGTGATGGCGCTGTAGATCGGCACGAAACCGAGGCTCGCCCCGGAGGCGTCGAAGACCTCCATCTTGCGGACGAGCGTGCCCACCGCCGTGGTGGCCGTGGCGCTGTTGCCGACGCCGAGTCCCATGGCAGTGATCAGCATGTCGTCGGTCTTCAGGACGTTGGCCGCGTTGCGGTAGAGGTTGGTGTCCCTGCCTCCGGCCCCGCCGCTGCCCCACTCGACCTTGCCGTCACCGAGGATGACGAAGCGGCCCGATGAGTCGCCGGAGACCTGGCCGTCGAAGTACCGGTTGGCCGAAGAGCCCAGGATGCCCGCGTACGCCGCGAAGGCGACCGTGGACGTGGTGGTCTGGATGGCCTCCACCGTGTGCCGGGAGCCCGCCTCTGTGACGTCCAGGCGAGCAGCCGGGGCGGTGATGTTGCCGATGCCGACCACGCCCGTGGAGCGCTTGATGAACAGCGGGCTGTCTACGAAGGTGCCGGAGTCGTTGTACCGGTTGACCCGGAAGTCCGTACCGGCGCTGGAGCCGCCCTCGGCCGTGGAGTCCGCCTGGACGCCCCAGCGCTTGCCGGTGCTCTGGGCGGTGGTGTCGTTCGAGAAATACAGGTTCTTGTTCGTGCCCGCCGTGCCCGCCATGTACAGGGCGCCGTTGTCCTGGGCCACCACAACGTCCGCCGCGTTGAACTTGGCGATCGTCCGGTTCATGCCGAAGGCCCCGGTGGTGGGGTCCCAGATGCGGATCTCGAAGCGGGTCTGGAGGTCGCCGTTCAGGTCCGGGGACTCGACCGACCAGTGGCCGTGAGCCGGCCCGGGGTCGTTCGGGTCGTAGTGGGCGCCCATCCAGAACCAGGCGGTGTCATCGCCGACCGGGTCCCCGCTGCCGTCGTACGTCTCGGGCCCGTACCACGCGATCATCTGCTTGGAGTTGTGTTTCCGCGACCGGATGCGGATGACTTCGCCGAAGTGGGCGTAGGTGCCGCCTCCACCGGTGAGGTGCTGGGCCTTCTGGAAGGATTCCAGCTCCAGGCGCCCGGTGGAGTCGAAGGTGTTCTCCCCGCCCGCGAAGGACGAGCTGAGCTTCAGCGCGTACCGGCCCAGCGAACTGACCCCTGCTGAGGCCGCCGGGACGACGATCGCGGTCTTCCCGTTGACCGTCAGATCTGCGTCGACCGTCCCGCCTTCCAGGAGCGAGACCCCCGAGACCTCTTGGTCCACGTACGCCTTGGTCGCCGCGCCGAGGTTCACGGTCGGGTTGCCGCTGAGCACGAGCGGGCCCGTCATCGTCCCGCCGGAGAGCGGGAGGAGCTGGACCGAAGCGGCCACGGACTGGACCGGAGCAACTGTGGAGAGGTCGATGTTCCCCACGGTGTCGTACGGGATCATGATGTCGTACGACCGCATGAGCTTGCCCCCGAAGCGCTCCTCCACCTTGTAGGTGAAGCCGCTCGGGGAGATGTCGGGGTCGTCCGTGGCAGGCAGGGCGATCGAGAACGCCCCGTTGCTGTCCAGGGTGGCCACGATCGGCACCGGCATGATCGTGACCGAGGCCGCGGGATCCACCACGGTGGTCGAGCTGGTGAAGGTCACGGTGCCGGTGAGGGCGTTACCGGCCAGGTCGAGATACCGGCCGGTGACCGTAACGGTGTCAAAGTCGCTGGGCAGGGGCATGCAAGGGCCTCCTGTCGTCGGGTGTCGTGATGGAGGCCCTTGCGGGCGGGGATCAGTGGCTGTCCTGCTCCAGGGCCGCTAGCCGGCCGTTCAGGTCCTGCACGGCAGCGACCATGTGGGAGATCAGGACGTTGTTGTTCAGGCCCTCCACGGTGCCGTCGGTGTTGAGGACCACGGCGTCCGGGATGTGCTCTTGGACCTCTTCGGCGATCAGGCCCGCCTGACGGGTCCGGGAGGTGACCACGCCCTCCTTCCAGTCGAAGGAGACCGGGCGCAGGTCGTACAGCGGGACGCCGTCGGAGACGTCCAGGTCGGCGACGTTCTCCTTGAAGCGGATCGAGGAGGTGTCCCTGACGAGCTGGCCCGAGGACGAGACCACCGGCGTGCCGGTGCCCGTCGGGAGGGCCTTCTCGAAGAGGACCTCCGTGAAAGAGCCTCCGCCGGTGGTCGTGAAGTGGACCATCGTGCTGTTGTCGGCCGAGATGTTGACCTGAGCCCCGCCACGGCAGTTGAGCGTGGTGGCGCCTCCGGAGCCCAGGCTCGACTGACGCACGGCGTACGAGTTCGGCGACGTGCTCATGGACTCGTGCATGAAGACCGCTGAGTCGTTGCTCGTGCCCCAGCGTCCGATCATGGCCACTCCGGCCTTGATCCTGGCCTCGGTGTCCGTGGAGTCCGCGAAGAATCGGAACTCGTTCGTGGTCTCGTCGTAAGACAGGTAGTCGTTGTTCGTGGCGCCCACGGCGGAGAAGAACAACTGGCCAGCACCAGCCAGGTGGATGTCGTGACACTGGACGACTGAGGCGGACGAGGAGCCGCCCTCCCGGAAGAGGAAGACCTCGTTCTCGTGCGCCAGGTGGTCGTCGTTGGCCTCGGCGAAGTACACCCGGCCGTCTTCGCCCAGGTCCAGCCACGCGTCGTTGGCTGTGACCCGGCGCGTTCGCAGGATGACCCGCCCGGCAGACCCGCTGTCGTGCGTGACGATCTCGACGTACGGGTCCCCTGCGGTGTCCTTGGACTGGCTCCACAGAGTGATGCGCGCCGAGGAGTTGAAGTCCGAGGTGTAGCGGGGGCTCCGGAGGGTCTGGAAGACGCTCCTGTTGCCCGTCTGGGGCGTTCCCTCGGCGACGTAGAGGTATCCGCCCTGTGCCTCGTCCGCAGCCCCGCTGTAGAGCCACACGAAGGACGCCTGGGTGGCGCCGGAGTCCTCGCTCGCCGGGTTGTCGCCGATGACGACCGACGCCTGAGTGGCCAGGCCCGTCCGGAAGTTGCGGGCGATGACCTTGCCGTCGCCCGTGATCTGCCAACCGGAGCCCGTGCCGCCCGACGTGTAGTTGTCGGAGCGCAGGATGCCTGCACTGCCTCCCGCGAGGACGATCTCCTGGGAGGAGATCGTGCCCGCCGTCAGCTTGGAGGCCGACAGGGAGGCGACCTTGGCGTTGGTGATCGCGGCGTCCGCGATGTTCGCCGTGTCAATCAGCAGGGCCGTGACGGAAGCCGAGGCGCTCGCTGGGGACTTGTTGCCCGAGCGGTCGACGGCGATGACCCGCACGTACCTCATGGTGGCGTCGGGCACCGGGAAGGTCCCCACGGTCGCCACGCTGTTGGTGAGCATCCCGGCGTTGGCCGTCATCGTGCCCTTGAGCGTGGCCGAGGAGGCCGTGAAGCCCGACGTCGTCCCGACGTGGACCTCCAGCGCCGCAAGGTCGCTCTCCAGGTTGTACGTGCCGCCGCTGGCCTTCCCCAGGGTGTGGACGACCTGGATGTTGAGGGCTGAGCCGGCCACCGTGGGAGCCGCTGGAGTCGACGGCGGAGTGACGTCGGCCTGGGCCACCGTGGTGACGTCGGAGGCCCAAGCGCCGTAGTTGCTGTTCGAGTCCACGGCCCGGACCGAGATGACGTACGAGACGCCGGGCTCCAGGCCCTCGATGGCGAACTGCTCGATCCCCCAGGCGACGAAGCCGTACTGGAAGACCACGCCGTCGGCCGTCCTCCAGCGCACTTCGTAGTGGTCGCCGTCGATGATGGTCGAGCCGTCCGTGTTCAGGGGCTCGTCCCACTGCACGATGATCCGCGAGCGGGTACGCCCCTGCGCATCCTGGTAGTTCGAGGTGGAGAAGGGTGTGTTCAGAGGCGGGTCGTCCGGGACCGAGGTGTCCACGCTGGGCCGGGAGCCGATCGGCTGGCCGCTGGAAGACTTCAGGGTCCGGGAGATCCCGCCCACGGTGATCGAGGTCGAGCCCTCGGACTCGAACTCCACGTAGTCCGTGAGGTCGTACCAGGTGCCGTCCTGGGCCCGGAAGGCAACGGTGTGGCCCTCGGTGATCGGCCAGGAGGTCTCGGAGACGCGGATGGCCACCGGGTTGATCCGCTGGCCCCGGAACGTGATCTCGTTGTCCAGGTCGACCAGGCCCGAGTCCGGGTCGTACACATAGACATGGTCCTCGACCTCGAACGATCCTCGGATGTCGTAATCCGCGGCGGACAGGGTCAGGGCGTCACGAGGGCTCGTGAAGCGGTTGAGCTGGAGCTGAGCGCGAGCATCGGCGTTGCCCGTGGAGGTGTCCGACTCGGAGACGAGGCGGGTCATCTGCACGGGGTTCCCGTGGATGTCCAGGTACGGGTTGCTGACTATGTCGGCGTCCCCCGTGGCGATGGACTCGCCCTCGCCTTCGGCCAGCAGGACGACCCGGGTCGTGAAGTCCTCCACGTCCCGCTCGGTCTGGAAGTCCCCTCCCAGGGACGTCAGATCCATGTCGTACCCGCTCGCCAGTGAGGCGACCACGCACGTGGGGACCGAGACATAGAGGTCGCTGACCTTGCCCGCGTCCAGGGTGCCGTCCCGTTGACCCGCCACTCGACCGGGTTGTCCTTGTCGGTGGTGAAGACCCCGCAGACGTAGGTGATCGCCTTGCGCGGGTCCTCGTACCGGTGGGTGCCCGTGTACGTTCCGGCGACCGTGTGGAGGGTGCCCTCCTCCACGGCCCCAGAGCCCGGCAGGAGCGCCCGGATCGAGTTGGCGAAGGTCTGGGACGACAGAGCCACGGGAGCCTCGTAGACGGCCCCCTTGCCGTCCTCGTCGCCGAGCCAGATGGCCATGCTCGCGCCGGAGACCCGGTAGGAGTTCAAGCCGTCCATGGCAGGGGCGCCACGGCTGCCCGAGATCTCCTTGCCCCGAACCACACCGACGTACCGAGCGGCCGTCAGGAGGCCGTCTCCGTACTGCGCGGGGTCCATGCGGCCGGGGACGATCGCCACGTGGCCGAAGAAGTGGATAGCGTCCAGGACGTCTCGGGGCGTCGCGGTGGAGAGACTCAGCTCCCACGAGCCGGGGGCCTGGAGGACTTCCTTGACGCTCATCCGCTCACCTCCGGACGGGATAGACCGCCTCGGGAATGGAGGCGATGTACTGGTTGCGCAGGTCGGTGGCCGTCTCCCCCGAGGGGATGGCCGCCCGGAACTTCATCTCGTCGGCGTACAGCAGCACCGAGGAGGCCGGGGTGCCGGGAAGCCGGACCTTGAAGCTCCCCTTGGCTGAGGTGGCGGGCGCGGCAGCGCTGACCGTGTAGAAGGTCCACGCCCCGGCGGGCAGGGCGCTGATCGTGCCCTGGGTGGTCGTGATCAGTGTGTTGCTGGAGGTGAGCCAGTCGATCGCGACGTTCACCGTGGCGTACCCCACGGGGGAGTACAGCCATCCCGTGCCGATGTAGGACGCGCCCACTGTCACAGCCGGAGCGTCCGCCGGAGCCACGTAGCCGATCGCGGTCGCTGTGACGCCGTCGGGCGTGAGCTTCAGGGACGCGGTGCCCTCGTGGGCGAAGTCCGTGGAGCGGGCGATGGAGCCGCCCAGGGCCAGCCACCCGCTCGCGTCCGTCTCGAAGTACGGGTTGGTGTTCAGGACGGGCTGGCCGCCCACCAGGCCGAGGAAGAAGTCCAGGGCCGTCGTGGACGCCTTGGTGATGCCCCCGTTGGCGTGAGCCGTGAAGCTCCGGGCCGAGCCCACCAGGAAGGCGTTGCCGTTCGCGTCGTCCGAGGCCGCCGTCAGGTACCCCGAGGCCGTGGTGGCCGAAGCCGGCTCAGCGGTCGCCAGGGTCACCGAGAGTGTGGCCGAGGCCCCGACCTTCAGGTACCCCTCGATCAGCCGGGAGCCGCGACGGAGAGCTAGGTCCAGGGTCACCCTGCCGGGCGCCGTGGACTTCGTCAGCCGCACGATGACGTGTTCGGGCTCGTTGTGCAGCAGCGTGGCGCTGTCCCAGCTCGTGATGAGCGAGCCGGCCGTCACGTCCCACTGCTTCGTGAACCACGAACCGCCCACGTAGGACTGGACGGCCAGAGTTGAGCCGGAGCCCGAAGGCCCCACGCTGACCAGGCCGTTGCTCAAGGACCAGCCGGTGGCCGCCAGGAGGCGGTCCGTGCCGGTGACCTCCCGGCCCGTGCTCGTGGTGAAGCGGACCCGTCCGGCCATGTAGGCCGAGGGGCTGCACCCCCAGCGCGGGGAGACGTTGGCGGGGATGCCCCGGTACACCAGGTGACCGGGTTGGCCAGGAGGGCGGTGGTCCACGCCCAGGTGGCCGCGATGGCCGGGGCCATGGCCGGGCCGATCAGAGCCAGGGACGCGCCCATGGACAGGAGCTGGGGACCGAACGACACCATGGCCGCGCCGACTTCATCGAACGGGCCGGGGAGCTTGGTGACCTGGGCGAGGAGGCCCTCTGCCTCCCGCTTCATCTTCTCCAGACGCGCCTGGGGCGTGTCGTGGAGCTTCTTGTTCATCTTGTCCGTCGCGCCTGCGACGTCCGTGATGGAGCCCTTGGTCAGGTCGATCTCGGGGAGGATCGCGCGGACCGTGTCCTCCCACTGCGTCCCCATCAGGGCCGTGCCCAACTGGTTCTGCTTGACCGGGTCCTTGACCTTCTGAAGCGCGTCAAAGACCTGCTGCATGGCCTTCAGGGACGTCGGACCACCAGCGGCGATGTTCTTCCGCATCTTGTCCGCGTCCAGGCCGAGGCCCTTGTACGCGTCGGTCACCGGCTGGGCGGTGTCGATCGCCCTGAGGCCGAACTCCTTGAAGGCGTCGGCCGCCGCGTCCGTGTCCCGGACGCCCGCCTTCATGAACTGGTTGATCGCGCTGAGGGCGGTGGGGCCGTCCACGCCGATCTTGGCGAACTGAGGGCTGTACTCGTTCAGGGTGTCGAGCCAGTCACCCGAGGAGTCCATGCCGAGCTGGAAGCCCTTGGTGATGATGTCCAGGGCCTGTTTGCCGTCCTTGGCCAGGCCGGACTTCATCAGGGCACCAGCGGCCCTCGTGGAGTCGTTGACGTCCACGTCGAACGCCTCGGAGATCCCCAGAGCGCCCTTGGCGAGCTGTTCGAGCTGGGGCTTGGAGACGTTCTTCAGGTCGACCATGTTCTGGCCGACACCCTTGATCGCGGTGTTGACGTCCGCGATGGAGGCTCCGAAGCCGTCCCGGTACACCGAGCCGGCCGCGTCACCGGCCTTCTTGGCCTCGCCCGCCGTCAGGCCCATCTGGGCGCTGAGCTTGGCGTTCGCCGCCGTGATGTTCAGGTTGTCCGCGATCCCCTTGGAGATGATCGCGCCGAGGCCCAGACCTCCAGCCCATGCCGCGAGCTGGCCGCCCATGGCGTTGGTCTGCTGGTTGACCTGACCCTCGTCGAGCCGGGCGCCGATCGAAACGAACGCGGAACCGATCTGGAACTCCGCCACGGGGTCACCCCCGTTCGGCGCTCAGTTCCACTGGATGACGTCGGGGTGGCCGCCGTCGGCCCTGAACTCCCCGGGGGTGCTACGCGGCGTGAGGGCTTGGCCCGTGGCCCTGTGCGGCCTGGAGGCGGGCTGTGCGGTCCGCTGGGGGCCGTGGCCGCCCTCGGCCTCCCGCTGCCTCTCAGCAGCAAGCCGAGCGGCCATGACCCCCGTGTACGCGCCCATGCGCATCGCCTTGGAGATGAACTCGCGGGCGGGCAGGTCGTACATGTTCCGGACGCCGAAGAAGACCTGGAAGTCGCACTCCAGGTCTTCGAGGTGATCCAAGATCCAGGCGGGCGGCATCATGAGCCGCCCGGTCAGTTTCCCTGGTCGTCGGTCTCCGGGTTGTAGACCAGGCTGAGGACGCGGTTCATGATGCCCTCCATCTGGTCCTGGGTCATACGCGCCCCTTCGAGCACGGACACCAGCTCAGGGCCGAGGATCTCGCGGGCGACGTCGAAGGACGCCTCCTTCTCGCCGACCTCCTTCGAGCGCCACATGACCTTCAGGACGAGGTTCGCCCTGGGGTGACCGGGGACGGTGTACCACTTGCCCTTCAGCTTGAAGACCTTGAAGGGCTCGTACTCGTCCTCGGACGGGAGGTCGTCCAGGTCCACAGGATCAAAGACCTGCGAGTCCAGCTCCTGCGGACGCTGGGCCGGCTGGCGCGGGGGCCGGTGCTCCTGCCGCCGCGCTCCACCGTTCTTCCGGTTGTTGCTCATGCTTCGCCCCTGGGTGGGTGTGTGGGTGTGAGGGGGACGGAGTCGGTCAGGCGGACGTGTCGTCCACGACCCGCAGCGGGCTGATCGAGCTGGAGACGTAGTGCGCGCTGAACTGGACCGTGTACACGGACTGCTTGTCCTTCGAGTACGCGAAGGCGACCTTGTCCGTGGAGAGGGTCTTGCGGACCACGATCCGACGGGTCTTCGAGTTGGGGCCGAAGGCGTCGATCAGCAGCGCGAAGTACGTCGGCTGGGTCGCCGAGGTCGCGTAGTCCAGCTCGTACGAGTCGACGTCGTTCACCGCGTCCTCGGTGATCGTGCCGCCGTTCAGAGCGGTCTTCAGGTTGTCGAGCGTCAGCTCCGCGAGGTTCGTCTCCACCTGGATGTCGCGCGAGGTGAGACGACGGCCGACGACGTCCACCACCTGGTCGACCTCCAGAGCGGTGTACTTCTGGTCGACGATCAGGTTGACGCCGTCCTGCGTGCCACCTCGGCTGGTCCAGGGAGCGCTGGGGGCCGTCGCCGGAGTCGACATGGCGCTGTCGAGCGGCTCGGTGCTGCCGAACGGCGCGGTGTACAGGTCACCGGGACCCAGGGCCAGGTTCGAAGCCGTAACCGGCATGATCAGCCCTCCTTCTTCTCGGGGGCCTTCGCCTTGGGCGCGGCCTTGGGCTCGTTGGTCTGGTCGTCCTCGACCAGGAGGCCGTCGCGGCGGAGGTCGATCAGCTCGGCCTCGTTCACCTCGACCTCCACGTCCGGACGGAACGTGGTGCGGACCTTCATCGCAGGTCCCTCCTCTCGATGGGCCAGCGCAGGTGAGCGAGGCCGGGGTGGTCCTGGAGGCGCTTGGTCTCCTCGGCCCTGACCCAGGCCGGGCAGGGGATGACCCGTACGCCCTCCAGGAGCGCTTCTGCTTCGGCCCTGTCGCCGTGGACGAGGACCTTGCCGCCGTGGGTGAGCAGCTCGCCGCTGATGGCCCCCACGAGGGCGTAGAGAGCCGTCACGGGACCCTCCAGTGGAGTTGCAGGTCGAACTGGACCCGGGCGAACCGGGCTTCGTCCGAGGGGATGCGGCGGGGCTCGGAGAGCGGGTACGCCGTCTGGACGTGAAAGGGGGACCAGAGATCCCCGGGCTCCAGGAGAGGCTGTGCGGTTGCGTACGCCGCTTCCACGACCAGCGCGGCCAGATGGGATGCCCGGCCCCAGGGAGGCTCCCCGGTGCCCTTGGTGGCCGCCCAACAGTCGACCTGGACCACGGGCCGGCTCTCCCGGAGATACATGTCTGGTGTGCCGCCGACGATCGTGGCCTGGACGAACTCCGTGAAGTCCTTCGGGAGGTCGGTGCCCGCCTCGGCCTCCAGCTCCGGGATGGCCTGGAGCCAGGTGACGGCGGCGAGTTCGTTCGAGGGCCGCAGCATCACGACCTCTTCCGGTAGGCGGCCGGGCGGAGGTACGGCTGAGCGTGCTGGTGCTCGGTGCCCAGCTCCACCGCACCGGAGTAGTCGGCATCCGCGACGACGCGGTCCCGCTCGGCCCGGATCGAGCTGCGGAGGCGCCCGGTCTTCACCGGGGCCAGGCGCCGGGCATCCTCGGCAATGTCCTCGCAGAGCTGGGCCACGAGGTCATCGCCCAGTTTGAGGACCTTGTCCTCCCAGCCGGAGGCCATCTCGATGCGGACGTCGTCCACCGCGGCCTCCTCTACGGGGTCTCTGAGCCCGTCTGAACGAGCCGGAGGTCCAGGCGGAGGTCCGCCCGCTCCACGGAGCTGTGCGGGCGCGTCACGGCCTCCACGAGGTACGTCAGGCCGTCTTCCGTGCGGAGGCGGTCGCGCTCCTGGATGTCCGTGTCCGGTGGGACGAGACCGGTGAATTTCCGGATGACCGTCGTGCGCTGGTCGGCCGGGACGAAGGTGGTCTGGGACTGCTCGGTGAGCCATACCCGGACACCCATCAGGTAGGGCGTCTCGTCCGGGATCAGGTCGCCGAACTCGTCGGCCACAGAGCCCCGCAGGACGTCCACGTACGTCTCCGGCATGACGGTGCCGACGACCTCCACGTGGTGGGGGCCGCCGAAGGGAGAGGGGTACCGGGCGGGCTGCTCCAGCACCTGGAGGAGCAACCCGTCCCAGCGGATGCGGTCGTTGAACCGGACGTCGACCGTGCCGCCCACGAACACCCGGTAGGTCGGGCTGTCGTTGACCTGACCGTTGGCCGGGACGCCGGGGGTCTCCGGCTGTACGTGGGCCTGCACGGTCGTGCCGGTGTCGACGCCGTCCGGGCGGGTGATCGTGACGTAGCCCGTGAGGATCGGGATCACCACGTCACCACCCAGCGGCTCATGAGCCCGTGGACCCGGAGAGCCTGGAAGGCCGCCTCAGCGATCCGTCCCGGCTCCATGCCCGTGGTCCCCCGGGCGTACGAGACCTCGCCGACGGAGACCGTGCCCCACTGACGCTGTGCGCCCGTGAGGTCGTTGGTCGCCACCAGGTACTCGGCCTGGGCCAGGGTGGCCTTCCGCAGGGCCTCTTGGACCCTCGGGTCGGTCGGCTGGCCGTTGACGTCCGTGCTGTACACGGCTCCGATCAGGAGGCCGTCGATGTCGTCCGAGGCCCGCTCCAGCACCTTGGCGGCGTTGGGCGGGGCCTCGTCGGGGGCCAGATAGTCGATGAGCTGCTGCTCCGTCGCGTAGGCCACGGCACACCCCCTACTGGGGCTCCGTGTCCCCGTACACCTCGGCCAGCTCGTCGCGGGTCATGGACTCCGTCTCGGCCTCGTCAGCGCCCTGGGAGACCGCGTAGGCCACCCAGTCCTTCTTCGAGGCGCTCTTGCTCGGCCGGACGGCCGGCTCAGTGCCGGGAGCCTCGGGCTCCTCGGCCTCACCCGGGAAGGCGGACCCGTCCTCGTTGACGCGGACGAGCCCTCCCTCCTGCTCACGACGGGCGAAGGACTCACTCAGCGGGAGGTCCAGCTCCCACACGTGTCCGCCCTCGCCTCGGAAGAATCCGGTCTTGGTCATGCTCAGACGCCCCGGGGGACCTTGAACGCCGTGATCGTGCCGGTGTGACCCGACTCGATGTCGACGTACAGGTTGCCGCCCGCCTGCTGGAAACGGGAGCTGGAGACCGGACCGATGAAGGTCACGCCGGTGTTGGCCGCGACCGAGGCGGTGATGTCGCCCTGGCCCGCACGCCAGGCGGGCGGGTTGGACCCACCGGCCTTGAGCGTGACGGTGTGGGCCGAGCTGTGGGTGTTGGTCACCCGGATGACCAGCTCCTCGGCGTGGACCGAGGAGAGGCTGATGGCGTGGTCGTTGGTGGCGTCCAGGGTGGTCCCGGCCGGGTCCGCGAGGGACCCGTTGCCCACCAGGCTGGAGATCGGCACGTTGGTGCGAGCCATGATCAGTACCTCTTCAGGGGTTCAGCGACGGCAGGCCGTCAGGACTTGGAGGCGGTCAGGACGGCCAGACCGTCGGGGCGGATGACCTTGGCCCCGTAGAGGTGCAGGCCACGGACGCCGGTGGCGAAGGTGGTCTCCAGGCGCAGGGCCTCGACCTCGGTGACCTGGTCGGCGAAGGAGATCGCGCCGGAGTAGCCCGCCATGACGGCGTAGTCGTCGCCGCTGATGATCGGGACGCTGTTGGACTTCAGGACGCGCATGTTGTCGACCTGGCCGACCTCACCGTTGCGCAGACCCGCCGAGGAGCCGGAGGCGTCCACGCGGACGAACTTGTCGTTGGTGAGCAGCAGGCCGTAGTACCACGGCGGCACGACGACCCAGCGGTCCTGGTCCGGGACGTTGCACTCGTCCAGCCGGACGCCGAGGTCGATCAGGCCGTTGTACGCCTTGTCGCCGTCGGTGATCGCGGTGGCGGACTTGACGTTCGAGGACTGGACCTGGGTGTACAGGCCGGCCACGTAGCCGTCGGCCTTGTTCTTCAGGTTCCAGGACGCGGCGTCGGTACGGGCCGCCATCTCGTCGCCCGCCTGCGCCTTGTCGATGTCGTCGACCTTGAACGCGAAGGCGTCCGACTGGTCGACCTTGAGGGTCATCTCGGCGTCGGCGAGGTCCTCGTACGAGATCGTGTCGCCACGGTTGTACGTGAACACGGAGACGTCGCCCAGCATCTTGATGTGGACGGTGTCGCCCTGCTTCTTGATTTCGCCCTCGTAGTCGTGGTTCACGATTCCGGGGCCTGCGTAGACCAGGGACTTGCGGAGGGAGACGAGGGCCTGAGCGGCCCACACCTCGGGCTTGAAGACCATGAGTTCTCCTGTGGTCTCAGAGGGGTTTGTGGACGCGGCCTCGCACCTCGTGCGTCAGCCGGGGATGACGAGGCCGGGCCCAGCCGCAGGGCCCTGATCGCGTCTCGTCAGGAGGCGAGGTAGTCCTTCAGGAGGCCGTCCTCGCGGGCCTTGACCAGCTCCTCGGGGCTGAGCTTGGCCACCTCGGCAGCGGTGAGCTGGCGCTTGCCGCTCGTGCCGCCTGCCATGTCGACTCCGCCCCGCGCGGGCACCGGGGCAGCGCCCTGGGCCTTCAGGCGGGGGTTGGCCTCCACGGCCTTCTTGATCGCGGACTCGACGTTCGCCGCGAAGGTATCGGTCGTCGGGTCGAGCTTGTTGATCGCGCGCTCGAACGAGGCCGAGTCCAGGAGGGCTTCGGGGTCCGCACCGTGCTTCGAGGCGGTCTGGAACACCGCGAGCTTCACGGTGGCCGTTCGGGCCTGCTGATCGGACTCCTGGGCCTTCTGGGCGATCTGCTCGGGGGTGAGCTTCTTCTCCTCGCCGCCGCCGAAGAGGGAACCGAACTTGCCCATGAACTCGGAGAACTGGGTCTCCAGGGCAGTGCGCTTGGTCTTCTCCTCGTCCACCTGGGTACGGAGGTTCTCCACCAGGCGCGCGGCCTTCGCGGGGTCGAACTCGCCTTCGAACTTGGGGGCCTTGCCGGTACCGCCCTCACCCTGGCCGCCTGAGCCGGCGGTGGGGCCGTTCGCGGGCTGCTGCGGGTTCTGGGGCTCCGGGGCATTGCCCGGGTCTCCAGCGCCCTGCTGGGGATTCTGGCCGGGGGTAGGAGTGGTCATGACGTCGTCCTCCTTGTGACGCTCGTCGAAGGGCCCGGCCACGCCTTGGCGACCGGGCAGGGATTCACTGGGGGAGGGGAGCGGGCTCCATGGCGGGCCTTGCCGCCGGTGCCGGGCTCTCCTCGGCCAAGATCGCGGCGACCTCCTGGTCAACCTGCGCCTTGGTCCAGGCCGGATGCAGGGTCTGCACCCGGAGCTTCAGGGACATGGCCTTTGCCGAGACGAGGACCGTGAGGGTCTCGCCCAGCTCCTTCAGGGAGGGCTGAACGGCCGTCGGGAACCGGACGTCGATCCCGGCCTCCGGGGTGGACCGGGTGCCGAACACCTCGCGGTCGATGCCCAGGAGGGCCTGGAAGAGGCCCTGGAGGGCCGGACGCCAGTACAGGATCTTCTGGGCCCGGGTCGTGAGGCTCTGCTCCTTGCGGGCCTGGACCTCGGTGGCCGTCACCGCCGCCACGTCGCCCTTGCCGCCGAAGCTCTGCGCCGAGTAGCCCGCGCTGGAGACGATCTGCTCGAACAGCGCCTCAGCTGTGGCGAGGTGCTGCTCCACGCGGATGTCGAACTGGTTCATCGTGACCGTGGCGTCCAGCGACTGGATGCCCACGAACGCCTCGCGCTCCATGTCGAAGCGCGCTGCCTTGCCGGGCCCTTCGACCTCCAGGGCCGCTTCCGGGACGATGATCCGGCTCTTACCGAGGCGCAGGTCCCGCATCCAGCTCGTGTACGTCTCGTCCAGGGCGTCCATCAGCAGCTCGACCCCGGCAAGGTCGGAGCGGCCGAGGTTCACCGCTGCCCGGCAGCCGGCCCAGATGCGGTTCGGCTTGACGTTCGGCACGTACGCGGCCGTCATCCAGGGGAGGTTGGTCAGGACCACGCCGTCGTCGCCGTACAGCTCGGCGAGATCCGCGGTGCCTTCGAAGGCGCTCAGGGGGACGCGTTCGCCCAGCTCGGTGGCCGTGCCCTTGTACAGGCCGTAGGAGATCGAGCCGCGCTCGTGCAGCTCCAGGAGCCGGAGCGTGCACTCGTCGTCCTGGTACTTCACGTCCCAGAAGGTCACGCCCTGGAGGCGGTCCCAGGCCCAGGAGCACACCGCACGCTCGGGGGACTCAGGGACGAGCCACGAGCGGTCCCCCATGCTCTGATCCCAGACGACCTTCAGGAAGACGCCTCCCATGGCCGCACAGATCTCGGCGGCCTGCTGGAGGGTGGCGTGCATCCCGTCCGTCTGGAAGGCGTCCAGCTCCTTCTGGGTCGTGCTGTCCGTGGAGGTGAACTTCGGCATCTCCGCGAAGAGGAGGTTGGCGCTCAGCTCGGCGATGTCGGCGGCCACCGGGACGTGGAGCTTGGTCCGCAGCGTGCCGGGCGTCAGAGTCTGGCCCCAGAAGGTCCGTGGGACGGCCGTGGGCGCTGCTCCACGGGGCTTGTCGGCCCCGAAGTACGCCTGGGCCGTCGGGCTCGTGAGGCCGCCTGTGCCGCCGTACACGCTCGTGAGCGCGTCAGGGTCGCCGGAGTACCAGGCGCTCCACTCGGTCATCTTGCGGGCCCCCGGGTCCAGCTCGGGCGGGGGCCAGGGGGTCTTGCCGCCGACAGGCAGAGGCACCGGGGATCACCCCCGTCCTCGTGTCGTCAGGCAGCGCGCCGGATCTGGTTCCGCCAGAGGAGCTGAGTGGTCTTCAGGGCGTAGCGCAGGGCGTCCATGCCGTGGTCGTTCTGCTTCAGGGGCGCGTCCTGGCCGTCCAGGGCGGCCTTGGGGTCCCAGGTGTACGAATCCATCTCCTTGAGCAGCTCGCGGCATGAGCTGTGGATCAGGAGCTGGTGGTTGGCCAGGAGATTCGAGACCAGGCGGATGCCGTCGATGACGCTGTTGTCGGCCGCCGTGGGGTTCAGGCCGTCCTGGCGGAGCTGGGAGACGAAGCTCGCCGCGCTGGGGTCGACGATCACGTACGAGGGCCGTACGCGGCCGTGCTGCGGGACGTTGTCCAGCCAGCCGACGACCCGCCGGGACGCCTCGGCCTGGGTCAGGGAGAGGCTCCCGGAGTCCTTCTTGTACCGGTACTCGGAGGCGACGTAGAGCCGCCTGTCCTCGCCCAGTCCGATCAGGACCGCGTGGGTCGGGTTGGTCGCTCCGTAGTCGATCCCCACCGAGATCCAGCGACGAATCTGCGGGAGGATGTCGACGACCTGGGTGGAGGCGTCGAACATGTCGTAGATCGCGCCCTGGGCGGCGACCCACTGGCCGAGGACGAAGCGCTTGTAGAACAGCCCGACGTTGCTTCGCTTGATGTCGGAGACGTACTCGGGGTCCAGGTGGACGTTGTCGTCCAGCGTGAAGCTGAAGACCTTCATGGCGGCCCGGCGTTCGGGGTCGTCGATGTTCCGGGCCTTCAACCAGTGCGTGGGCGAATCCGGGTTGGTGGAGGCGTAGACCCTGGCCCCGACCACACGCATGCGGGTCCGGAGCATCTCCCAGAAGACCTCCGGGAGGAGGGTGGCCTCGTCCACGTACGCCCCGGCGCACGTCATGCCTCGGATCTTGTTCTCGGCCTTGATGTCGTTCGCGCCGATCACGTGGACCAGGCGGCCGAAGATCCGGCAGGTGGGTGCACCGGGGGTGTAGTCGACCTGGGCCGCCAGCTCCCCGAAGATCTCCGGGTTCATGAGCGGCTGGAGGACGTTGCGGTACAGGGAGTCCCGGGTCTTGCCGATCATGACCAGCTCGCCCGTGGTGGACGCGGTGGGGACGAAGAGCATCCAGGCCCACGCCGAGGCGATGGTCTTGCCGGAGGAGACCGCGCCCTCCCAGAGGTTGATCCTCCGGTTGGCCGCCGCGATGCTCCGGATCTGCTTGGGGGAGAACCGCTCCAGGAGGAACTGGGTGCTACGAGCCGTACTCGTCGGCATCGTCGCCCCCAAGCTCCCGGGCAGCGGCCGTCATGGCCTCCCCGAGGGTCCTCAGAAGCCCCTGGGCGTTCTCCCGTCCCTCGTCCCCGCTGTCGACCTGTGCGAGCTTCAGGGCGCTCGTCAGGGCGCTGGAGGCGGCCAGGGTGAGGTCCTTGGTCTCCTTGGCCGGGGGCTGTTGGAGCCACTCGGCGGTCATCTCGCCGGTGTGGCTGAAGCCCGTCAGGAGGTACCGGCTTTGGGCCCTCTCGATGGTCCGCTCCGCCAGACCCAGGAGCTGTTCCTGGATCCGCTGACGCCTGTCCTTCAGATCGACCTGACGGGCGTCAGTGGCGGCCCTGACGGCCTCCCGGTCGAAGGACAGCCCGAGACGCTGCGCGTGGTTCGTGATGGTGCCGACGGACCACTCCATCTGACGGGCGATCTCGTTGCGGCTGACGCCGTCAGCGTGGAGCTGACGGAGCCGCTCTTCGTCCTCGGCGGAGAAGGTTCGGGCCACGGCCGCTCACCCCCCACGCACGTGCGTCGGTACGGGTGACCGGTCATGTGTCTAGGTCGGTCATCTCCGATGGAGCGGACAGCTGCCGGAAGACTGAGCGGCGGTTGCCTTGCTTCGAGAGGAAGTGGTCGTGCTAAGGACTGTCACAGGGGCGGCTATGTTGGAGACCGTCACGGACATTGGCGGCCTGGTGGCGCTGGTCGCGTCGCTCGTGTTTCTGGCATGGCAGACAAAGATCAGCAACAACATCTCTGGCGCATCGGTTCTGAACAACGCCATGGCCGCTGATCGAGACGTCGACAAGGTGATGCTGGAGCACCCCGGCCTCCGGGCCTACTTCTACGAGTGCAAGCCGTGCCCACGTCGCGGTCGCCAACGAGAGCGCGTCTTGCTTCTCGCGGGAATGTATGCCGATGTGCTGGAGGGTGGTCTGATGGCCACTCGCCGAGTCCGCTCATCAGAATCGTACGAGGACTGGTTGTCCTATAGCCGATTTATTCTGTCCCACAGCCCCACAATGCGGTCCCTCGTGACGGAACACCCAAGTTGGTGGCCGATTCTCGCTGCATTGCCTTAGCCCTGACGCCCGTCATGACGACCCGATCGTTAGGCAACAGGCGCCAGGATGCGCTTGGCCTTCGCCCTCGTGGCCTTCTCGGCTCGGGCGACGTCCAAATGCCTGAAGAGCTTCTGGCCTCGGTGATCGAGGCCTTCGACTTTCAGATGGCCTCTGCGGGCCCACGAGTAGATCGTCACGACGCTGACGCCCGTCAGGTCGGCGGCCTCTCGGGCCGTCAGCCAGAGTTCGTCCTCCACTGAAGCCCTCCCGACATGCGAAGGGCCCCGGTCCGCCAATGGCGTCGGGGCCTGCACGAGGACGTACGTGTCCTGCTGTGTTCGATTATGCAGTCACAGTGATTCAAGTTGCAAGCACTCTGCTGACGGGCGTCATGACGGGTTTCTCAAGCTGGGAAGGCCGGGCGCGGCCAGTGTCTCCCTTCCCCTCGGCGCTCCTCCTCCTTGCGCCTTTTCACCCACATGGACGGCTCTGGGATGGGATCGCCGCGCATAAAGGCCGAAACGATCTCGATGGCCTCGTTGCACCCACCGAACATATGTAGCAATTCCGTGTTCAGGTCCAAGTCGGCCCGTAGTGCATATATGGCCCCGGACTCGGTCAGGTCCATCGTCTCCTTCACCTTCGTCCGGACGTCCTGAGCTTGGGGTATCAGCCCGACTGCCAGCTCCACCGCATCCATGTGCTGCATGGCGGTCTTGCGCCAGTCAGAGATCTCGTCGTGGCTACGATCCATCAGGAGGCGTCGCAGGCTGTACAACTCGGCAAGGGCCTTGTCCGCTGCCGCACGGCCAAGGTCTTCGATCTTCTGTTCACGGCTGGCCTTCGCCTGGTACCGCTGCTGGAGCCACGCACCGAGCACGACGGCCCCAGCACCGACCACGGCACCGCTGAACCCCATCAGCCCCACCAAGGTCTCCGTCTGCATGCCGATCATCATGCCGACGGGACCAACCCGCGTGGGGCTGATCCCGTCAAGTCCGACGTTATGCGTTGGGCTCGCGGAAGTGCAGTGCAATGTCCTCCTGCTCTTCGATGTACTGGACGACGGCGTCCCGGGCGTCGATGTACTCCTCCGGGGGCTGAGGTATCGCCTCGCCTCGTCGGTAGTCGCCAAGCACGGTGAGCAGATGCTCCACCGTCCGGTTGACGAGACGCGGCCGATCTGCCCGGTGTTGGCGCGTATGGGTAACCCCTGGCCAGGCACGCAGGGTTTCTGCTCCCTCCTCCAGGCGCTGGCGAAGAGCGGCAGACCGAAAACTCAAGGCTGCTAGACGAAGGCGATCTAGTTCGGCGTAGAGCTGGTGCTCCCAGTCCTCTACCTGTGCATCCCGCCACTTGCGTCGGAACAGGTCTTTGATCTTGAGGACCGCCTGCACCGCGTCGTTGTATGCGGCGTCATGCTGGGCGGCTTCCCGCCCCTCCTGCGCCTGCCTCCTCTCGTGCTTTCGCTGGAGCCACGATGCCCAGATCGCACCTGTCGCGCCCACAACGGCGCCACCCAGGCCGGACAGACCGCCGATCCATCCCACTGTCACTTCTGCGCTCACAGGGGGAATCCTGCCCGCCGACTCCTCGCAGAGGGGGCTGTTTCGAGGCGATGCACTCCGAGCGCTCAGGCGGGCGGCAGTTCCTTCAGCTTCGGCTCCCGCTGCTCGACCCTCAGCCGTGCCTGTCGGCATGAGCCGTCGCTGTTCGGGAGGTCCGCGTCGGAGAGGGCCTGACGGATGTGTCGGGTCGCGGGCCTCCCTCCCAGCTCGTCGTAGAGCGCTCGGACGACCGCATCCGCCGAGGGCTTCTGCGGGCTCTCGGAGGCCTCTCCGGCTCCGTGTCGACGCGGGCCGTCACCACCTCCGGGCGGGGCGTCAGGACAGGGCTGACGGCCTTGACGGAGGGCGGCTGGACAGCGGGGGCCCACTTGGGCACAAGGGGCTTCCACGGGGGAGTACCGGCCTTGGTGACGTTCACCGTCGACTCCGTCATGTTCGGGGTGACGATGGTGGCGCCCGTGCTGACGGGGGCCTTCCCGGTCCCGGCGAGGGCGTGGACCCGCCAGATCACGACTGGCGCCACCAGGCTGACGGCGGCCACCAAGGCGACCGAGGCGCCGATGTGGCCCGTGGAGAGCAAGTGGGCAGCCACCTGGGCACCACCCATCATCGTCAGTGCAGCGGCGATGTCCCGGCCTTGGGC